TTATATAACAGGTACACATTATATGTATCTTCAATGGAGTAAAATTGATGTTGGTGCTCCAGACTTTAGAGAAGCAAATAGATTGTTTTATATATTTTGGGAAGCCTGTAAAGCGGATAAAAGATGTTACGGGATGTGTTACCTTAAAAATCGTCGATCTGGTTTTTCTTTTATGAGTTCTGCTGAAACAGTTAATTTAGCCACTCTTGCAAGTGATAGTAGATTTGGGGTGTTATCTAAAACGGGTGCAGATGCTAAAAAGATGTTTACAGATAAAGTTGTACCTATTAGTATAAACTATCCATTTTTCTTTAAACCGATTCAAGATGGTATGGATCGACCTAAAACAGAATTAGCATATAGAGTACCAGCTAGTAAGTTTACAAGAAAAAAAATCACAGCTAACGAACAACTTGAAGATATACAGGGATTAGATACAACTATTGACTGGAAAAATACTGGAGACAATAGTTATGACGGTGAAAAATTAGCTTTACTAGTTCATGATGAATCTGGTAAATGGGAAAGACCTGATAATATATTAAACAACTGGAGGGTTACAAAAACATGTTTAAGATTAGGTAGTAGAATAGTTGGTAAATGTATGATGGGGTCAACTTCCAACGCCCTAGACAAAGGTGGAGATAACTTCAAAAAACTATACAATGCTTCTGACGTTACCCAGCGAAATCGTAATGGACAAACAAAATCTGGTTTATATTCTCTTTTTATCCCAATGGAATGGAACTACGAAGGCTTTATTGATGAACACGGATATCCAGTCTTTGATAGTCCAGACGATGATGTACTCGGACCAGACGGTGAATTAATAGATGTTGGAATAATAGAGCACTGGCAAAATGAAGCTGATGGTTTAAAACAAGATCACGACGCGCTAAATGAGTTTTATAGACAATTTCCTAAAACTACAGAACACGCGTTTAGAGACGAAGCATTAAACAGTATATTTAATTTAGTGAAAATATACGAGCAGATAGATTACAACGAGGAGATGTCTAGAACACTAGGAATCACAACTGGTAATTTCCAATGGGTTAACGGAATAAAAGATACACAAGTTTTGTTTTATCCAGATCCAAAAGGTAGATTTAAAATTAGTTGGGTACCACCATCACATTTACAAAATAAAATATTTTTAAAAAACGGTGTTAAATATCCAGCAAACGAACATTTAGGCGCTTTTGGTTGTGATAGTTACGATATATCAGGAACAGTAGATGGAAGAGGATCGAAAGGAGCTCTACATGGATTAACTAAGTTTAGTATGGATGAAGCTCCGGTTAGTCATTTTTTCTTAGAATATATAGCGAGACCTCAAACCGCAGAGATATTTTTTGAGGACGTTTTAATGGCATTAGTTTTTTATGGAATGCCTATATTATGTGAGAACAACAAACCTCGTCTTTTATATTATTTAAGACGTAGAGGATATAGAGGTTACAGTATGAACAGACCAGATAAAGTTTGGAGCAAATTATCTGTAGCAGAAAAAGAAATAGGTGGTATACCAAACTCTAGTGAAGATATAAAACAAGCACACGCGGCAGCTATTGAAATGTATATACAATCAAACGTAGGTATGAAGCAAGATGGTAGTCATGGTGATATGTATTTTAATAGAACGTTAAATGATTGGGGTAGGTTTGATATAAATAAAAGAACAAAGTTTGATGCAACAATAAGTTCTGGTTTAGCTATAATGGCTTGCAATAGGCATTTATATGTTCCAAACGCTAAAATACAAAAAGAACCACTAGATATTAGTTTTGCTAAATATAGTCAAAAAGGTAATATGAGTAAAATAATTAAAAATTAAGTATGGCTGAATCAGTGATAAATAGACATTTTCCTAGTCAAGTCGTTAGCGATTTGGAAAAGATGAGTTACGATTATGGATTAAGAGTAGCTAAGGCAATTCAGCATGAATGGTTTTCTAAGTCTTATGGCGGAGACAATAGTAGATTTAGAGGTAATATATCTAAGTTTCATAGACTAAGATTATATGCTAGAGGTGAGCAATCCGTGCAGAAATATAAGGATGAGTTATCTATAAACGGTGATTTGTCCTATTTAAATTTAGACTGGACGCCAGTTCCAATAGTACCTAAGTTTGTTGATATAGTTGTAAATGGTATTGCAGAAAGATTATACGAAATAAAAGCTTTTTCACAAGATCCTTTTGGTGTGGTTAAACGAACTGAGTACATGCAGAAGATAGAAAAAGACATGAAGTTAGATGAGTTTTTCACTTTCTGCGAAGAGCAATTAGGTGTTTCTAGTAGAGAATCAGGTCAAAAACCATTACCAACAACAGATGAAGAATTTAAACTTCATATGCAGTTGAACTATAAGCAACAAGTAGAAATAGCAGAAGAACAAGCTATAAATATGTTAATGCGTGGAAATAATTACAATCTTATAAAAAGAAGGTTTTATCACGATATAACTGTTTGTGGTATAGGAGCTGTTAAAACAGGTTTTAATACTTCCGAGGGTGTTACTATAGATTATGTTGATCCAGCTAATCTAGTGTACTCTTACACAGACTCTCCTTATTTTGATGACATATATTATGTTGGAGAAATTAAATCTATACCAATAAACGAACTTAAAAAACAATTCCCATACTTAAATGAAAAAGAATTAGAAGAGGTAGCTAAAAGCAGTAGTGGTACTTTTTCAAATTATTATGGTAAGTCTAGACCAGCTGAATCCGATAATAACAAAGTAGATGTTCTTTATTTTAATTATAAAACCTACATGAATGAGGTTTTTAAAATTAAAGAAAATTCTATGGGTGGAGAAAAAGCTATAAAAAAAGATGATAGTTTCAATCCTCCAAAAAGTTTAGAGGGTACTTATGAAAAACTATCAAAATCTGTAGAGTGTTTATACGAAGGGGTATTAGTTTTAGGAACAGATAAACTAATAAAATGGGAAAGAGCTAAAAATACAATGCGTGAAAAGAGTGATTACACGAAAGTAAAAATGAATTACGCTATTGTAGCTCCACGTATGTATGAAGGTAGAATTGATTCATTAGTAAACCGTATAACTAAGTTTGCTGATATGATTCAAATAACACATTTGAAATTACAACAAGTACTATCTCGCATGGTTCCTGATGGTGTTTTCTTAGACATAGACGGTTTAGCAGAGGTTGACTTAGGTAATGGAACGAATTATAATCCACAAGAGGCTTTAAACATGTTCTTCCAAACTGGTAGTATTGTTGGTAGATCGATGACTATGGATGGTGATCCAAATCAAGGTAAAATACCTATTCAAGAAATAAACAATAGTGGAGCATCTGGGCAAAAAATGCAAGCTTTAATACAAACGTATAACTATTATTTACAAATGATACGTGATGTAACCGGGTTAAATGAAGCCACCGATGGTTCTACACCAGCAGAAAGATCTTTAGTTGGTGTGCAAAAAATGGCAGCGGCAAATTCTAATACAGCTACAAGACATATATTAAATAGTGGTATGTTTTTAACAGCTGAAGTCGCAGAACAATTAGCTTTAAGGATATCTGATGTTATAGAATATTCTCCTACTAAAAATGCTTTTATAGAAGCTATAGGTGCTCATAATGTCGCTACGTTAGAAGAAATGTCTAACTTACATTTGTATGACTTTGGTATATTCTTAGAATTAGAACCTGACGAAGAAGAAAAACAATTATTAGAAAACAACGTACAACAAGCGATACAACAAGGTTCTATTGATCTTGAGGATGCTATTGATTTAAGAAACATTAAGAATATAAGATTAGCAAATCAAGTATTAAAGGTTAGAAGGAAGAAAAAGATGGTAGCTGACCAGGCTAATCAATTAGAACAAACTAAAGCTCAAGGTGAATCGCAAGAAAAAGCAGCGGCTGCTCAAGCTAGAGCTGAAATTGATAAAGGTAAAGCTCAGATTGAAAACGAAATCAAACTTGAATCTATTAAAACAGATGGTAAATCTCAAATACTAGCTCAAGAAGCTGCTATTAAAGAAAAATTAATGAGGTTAGAGTTTGATTTTAACATGCAATTAAAACAAACTGAGGTTGCTGGTAAAAAAGTAGTAGCCGAAACAACTGAAGATAGAAAAGACAAAAGAACGGCAAAGCAAGCATCTCAACAATCAGAACTTTTAGAACAAAGACAAACAGGCGGCGCGTCTAGAAACTTTGAGTCTAGAGGTAACGATTCGTTAGGTGGTATAAGTTTAGGTCAATTTGGACCTAGATAAATTTATTAACTATTATTATATTATATTATGGCAAAAAAGAAAAAAGAAGAGCCGAAAGTGGATAACGAAGTAGGCCAAATTAAAGTAAAAGAAAAAGTAGAAAAACAACCAGATGGTAACGAGACCAAAGGAGACGTTACTAAGATTAAAGAAACAATGAAACAACCAGTTGTAGATTTAAGTAAAGAAACTATAACAAAAGTAGATTTAAATAAACCACCTAAAACAGAAGAAGAAAATGAAACCGTGCAGGAAGTGGTTGAAGAAGCACCACAAGAGCAAGAATCTGTCAAAAGTGAAGACACTCCAGTTGTTGAAGAAATTACTGAAGAAGAACCTATAGAAACAACAGTTGAAGAAGTAAAAGAAGCTGTTGAGGCCGCTCAGGAAGAAGGTATTGAACTACCAGAAAATATACAAAAGCTAATGGAGTTCATGGATGATACCGGTGGTGATTTAAACGATTACGTAAAACTTAATCAAGATTATACCGAAATGGATAATCACACTGTTTTAGAAGAATATTACAAGCAAACTAAACCTCACTTATCTGCAGATGAGATTGATTTTTTAATGGAAGATCAATTTGCATTTGATGAAGAGGAGGATAGTGAAAAAGAAATTAAAAGAAAAAAATTAGCGTTAAAAGAGCAAGTTGCCAGCGCTAGAAGCCACCTGGACGGGCAAAAGTCCAAATACTACGATGAAATTAAAAGTGGATCGAAGCTCACTAAAGAGCAACAAGAAGCTATTGATTTCGCACAAGAAGCAGTTAAACGTACTCAATGGGAGCAAGACGTTAACGCTAAGTTTATACAAAAAACTAATAGATTTTTCGGAGATAAATTTAAAGGATTCGATTACAGTGTTGGTGAAAAGAAATTTAGATTAAACGTTAAAGATGTAAACCAAGTTAAAGAAGCGCAGAGTGATATTAGTAATTTTGTCTCAAAGTTTGTAGATAAAGATTTTAATATATTAGACGAAGCGGGTTATCATAAAGGCTTGTATACAGCTATGAACCCAGATACTATAGCTAACCATTTTTATGAACAAGGTAGAGCTGATGCGTTAAAAGATAACGTAACAAGTGCTAAGAACATAAGTATGGCTCCACGTCAAGAAATGGGAGACCATAAACATGATAGTGGAATAAAAGTTAGAGTATTAGGTGAATCGACTAACGACTTCAAGTTTAAAATTAAAAATAACAAATAACAATTTAAAATTACAAAATTATGGCAATTACCCCTGGAGGTAGTTTGAATAGTGTACCTGCTCAACAGCAACAAGCACTAACATCAAACTACATCGACTTTACTGCGTCAGGTACAAACTGGGCGCAACAATATTTACCAGATCTAATGGAGAAAGAAGCTGAAGTTTTCGGACCGAGAACTATTTCAGGTTTCTTATCACAAGTTGGAGCTGAAGAATCTATGGCTGCTGATCAAGTTGTTTGGTCAGAACAAGGTAGATTACACCTTTCTTATAAAGGTAAAATGACTGATGCAACATCATTCTTAGTTCAAGCTGATATTGACGGTGCTGACTCTGATAACTCAGGTATTTCTAACGGTCACTCTGAAGTTAGACACGGTATTAGAGTTAACGATACTGTTATTTTAGCTGATGCTAATGGCGTTAGCAAATGTCTTGTTACAGCTGTTGGCACAGATGATATTACTGTAGCTACTTATGATAATTCTACTATTACCGCTTTAAATACTAACCAAACTACTACTATACTAGTTTATGGTTCTGAATTCGGTAAAGGTACTAATTATCACAGTGCTGCCGCGGCTGATACTGATCAAAGAGGTGCTAACGAACCAAGATTCAAATCTTTCACTAACAAACCAATCATAATCAAAGATTACTACGAAGTATCAGGTTCTGATACAGCTAGAATTGGTTGGGTTGAAATTACTGGTGAGGAAAGTCAATCTGGTTACTTGTGGTATTTAAAAGCTGAAGCTGACACAAGAGCTCGTTTTACTGATTATTTAGAAATGGCAATGATTGAAGGTGTTAATGGTGACACAGCTGGTTCTGCTGACACTTTAATTACTGGTGCTGGTAGTGCTTTTGGTACTGAAGGTTTATTCGCTGCTATTGAATCAAGAGGTAATACCACTTCTGGTGTTACTGGTGTTAATGCTGCAACTGATTTAGCTGAGTTCGATGCTATTTTAGCTGAGTTTGATAAGCAAGGTGCTATTGAAGAATACATGATGTTTGTTAACAGATCTACTAGTTTAGCTATTGATGACATGTTAGCTTCAATGAATTCTTATGGTGCTGGTGGTACTTCTTACGGAGTATTTAACAACTCTGAAGATATGGCACTTAATTTAGGTTTCTCTGGATTCCGAAGAGGTTCTTATGACTTCTACAAGTCTGACTTCAGATACTTAAACGATAAGGCTACTAGAGGAAGTATTAACGATGCTAACGAAGCTAATGCTGTTAGAGGAGTTATGATTCCAGCTGGTACATCTACTGTTTATGACCAAATGTTAGGGAAAAACTTAAAACGTCCATTCTTACATGTTCGTTATAGAGCTTCTCAAACTGATGATAGACGAATGAAAACTTGGGTTACTGGTTCGGTTGGTGCTGCTACATCTGCACTTGACGCGATGCAAATCCACATGTTATCAGAAAGATGTTTAATTACTCAAGGTGCTAACAATTTCATGATAATGAAATAAGCACTATTATTTTAAAGAGACTGGGATTAATTTCCCAGTCCCTTTATTTTTTATTAATTTTATTATATATTATATTATGGCAAAGAAAACAAAAAAAGTGGTAGAACCACAAATAGAAGAAACGTTCGAAGAAACGTTTGAAGAAACAATGGTTGAAGAACCAAAAGCAAGAAAAAGAATTAAACCTAAAAAAGAATGGGAAATAAAAGATAGACTTTATCTTTTAAAAAGTGGTAAAAGACCAGTTTCTTATTCTATGAGATCTTCAAGTATATTTTGGTTTGATGAAGAAAAAGGTTACGAAAGAGAATTAAAATATTGTGAAAACCAAAGAACGCCTTTTGTTGACGAAATGAAAGGAGATCAAAGACTTGCTCATATTGTTTTTAGAGATGGCAGCTTACTTGTGCCAAAAAATAAAACAGTTTTACAAAAACTATTAAGTTTATATCACCCACACAGGGATAAGTTATTTTATGAATACAAACCAGCAGCTTTAGCTGAAGAAGAAATAGACGTGTTAAACATGCAGGTCGATGCTTTAACTGCAGCTAGAAGTATTGATATTGATATGGCGGAAGCTATTATGCGTGTAGAAAAAGGTTCTAGTGTATCAGAGTTGAGTTCTAAGGAACTTAGAAGAGATTTACTAGTATTTGCTCGTAATAATCCTAAATTGTTCTTAGAATTAGCGGATGATGAAAACGTAATGTTAAGAAACTTTGGTATTAAAGCTGTTGAAGTTGGTATATTAAGATTATCTTCTGATCAAAGAAACTTTTTATGGGGTTCTAACGGGAGAAAAATAATGACAATACCATTTGATGAGCATCCGTATACCGCTTTAGCACATTGGTTTAAAACTGATGAAGGTATGGAAATATATGCAAATATAGAAAAAAGATTGAATCAATAATCAACCTGTGGTAGACAGTCGCCCTACGGGGCGATTGTTAACTACATAAAATATTAAATATGAATAAATCTAGAGGATTAGGCGACTCATTAGCAAAATTTACCAAAGCAACAGGTATTCATAGTTTAGTAAAAGCAGGTACTAAAGCTATGGGTAAAAAAGATTGTGGATGTAAAAAAAGACAAGAAGCTTTAAATAAAAAGTTTCCATATAAAAAATAAAAACGATGATAAACGTAGATACAGTATATCAAACAGTACAAGCACTGTTAAACAAAGAACAGAGGGGTTATTTAACACCTCAAGAGTTTAACTTGTTCGCTAATCAAGCGCAACAAGATATATTTGAACAGTATCTATATGATTTAAACGCGTTTAGAAAAGCTGGACCAGAACAACAAGAGTTAGGTGATTCAGTTGATCACTTGAGATCTAAAATAGCACCTTGGACTAGTATACAAACTATAATGAATTGGCAGTTGTCTCAAACTGCTCACGCTGTAGGTAAGATATTTTTAGGTCAAGGAACTAGTAATAGAAGAGAGCTAACAGAAATAAGTCCAGATCAAATAAAAGATTTAAGAGCTTCAAGATGGCACAAAGCTGGTTTCACAGAAGCTGTGTTTTTTAAAGACGGTTGGAGAAGAATACAAGTTTGGGACGGTAACGGTCCTATAACAACCAATTTAAGACATGAGGTTTTCGACGGAGAACCAGGATTGGTTTTTTGGGGATATGTAGTTGTTAACCAAAAACCGTTGTACGACCCATCATCTAGTCAACACTTCGAATTAGATATTTCTGAAAGACCTGATTTGATTATAAAAATATTAAAATTAGCAGGTATCTCTATAGAAGATCCAGCTATATACCAAGCAGCGCAACAAGAAGAGCAACTAAATATGCAACAAGAAAGTAAATAACTATGCCTATACAATTACCTATTCCTAATTCAACCGGTGGTAGTGGCTTTGCTAATAACGCTTCAAGTTATTACACTGGCACTAATCAAGGTGAATTCCAGTTCGTATCGTTAGAAGAAATAATAAAAAACTTCACAGCTGTTTATGTTGGTGAGGGAAAAATATTAGAAAACGCTTTATCTGGTGATATAAGTTTTCATGCGCATAGAGCTTTACAAGAACTGCATTATGATACTTTAAAATCTTGCAAGAGTTTGGAGGTAGAGGTATGTAACAATTTAAAAGTACCATTACCACATGACTATGTTAATTATACTAAAATTTCATGGGTAGATGCTAATGGTGTTTGGAGAAACTTATATCCAACGTCTAAAACTGGTAATCCATTTGCTATAGAACAAAACCAAGAAGATTGCGTTGATTGTGGTGATACTTCTGAAACATATCAATTTGAAGGTGCTGATTTAAAAGAGCAAGAATTAGCGTGTGCAGATGGTTCAACTACTTGTGCTATGAATTTTAATCCAAACACTAAAGGTGTAGACATTAGAAGCAATTATCCAAGTGTAGACTACACTCTATATGGTTTGTTAAAAGCAATGGAATGTTATGGAGAACCTTTGTATTGGATGAATTTACAATCAAGAACAGAAGTTTTCAATCAGTTTTTTGGAGCGCTAAGCAGTTGGTGTAATTGCTTAGAGCAATCTCAATCTGATTGGAACTGTGGACAGGTTATGAACTTTGTACCGGGAGTTGACGGAGACGGAAAACAAATAAACACTATAGCAGAATATTGGGCGAATTTTAGTTTCGACCCAAGCAATAATTATATTAGCGGTTTTACAGCAGATGTTGCTGGTGAGTTTCTATATAGTGGATTAGTAGAGTTTAATTGGGGTCCAAATCCAAATCCTCCTTCTTCGCCTATATTAACAACAGATGGAGATGACGTTTCTTCTAATATATGGGGTGTTGATGCATATCCTATTATTAATGGATTAGGAACTCAATTATCTGGTGACATGGAAGATCTACCCGTTATAACGACAACACTTAGTTCTTCTTCAGCGTCTTCAAACAGTTGGTCTAATTTTAAAGGCGGCGGAAATACAAGCGTTGCTTTAGATACGTCTTTAACGACGTCACCAGCTGTTGATAGCGATAATTATCATACTAGTATTGGGGCTAGAAGAGGTATAGATCCTCAATATGCTCAAGCTAATGGATCTTATTTTATAGATTGTAGAAACGGTATGATACACTTTAGCTCTAACATAGTTGGTAAAACAGTTGTTATACAATATATAAGCGATGGACATGGTACTCCTGACGAAATGATAGTACATAAATTTGCTGAAGAAGCTATGTATAAATGGATATTATATGGCTGCCTATCTTCTCTAGCTCAACCACCAGGAAACATAGGTTTAGTTAAAAGAGAGAGAGCTGCTGAAACAAGAAAAGCAAAAATAAGATTATCAAACATTAAAATTGAAGAGATTGCCCAGGTATTTAGAGGGAAATCTAAATTTATAAAACACTAAAATATGCCGGAGTTAAAACGTACTTTCAACGGTGGCCGTATGGATAAGGACAGCGATGAAAGAACCATTGGTAATGGACTTTATAGAGAAGCTTTAAATGTATCTGTTTCTACTTCAGAGGGATCTGACGTGGGTGCTGCTCAAAATATATTGAGTAATATCAATATAACAGAAGCTGCCTCTGGTCCTAACTTCTATTATAGTCCTTGTTGTGGTGTTGAAAACCTACTACACGGGAGATATAGTAAAAACAAAGGCGACGATAGAACCTTGTGTAACAAGCATATAGCTGCTGTTATAGATCAGCAAACAGATATGATGTATAGGTTTATAGCTACAGAAGCTCCAGACGCTGGTGTTTGGATGGATCGAATATTAGAATACGATACCTCTGCTTTGCCAGAAGACGACAACGACGGTGCTTACGGGAAGGAGAAACCTGTAATGATAGATGTTTACAGGGTTGAAACAAGAATAAATAACGTTTGGGAAGAAGATAATGATCCAAATATAGTTGGAGACGAGTGTAATAAATCCTGGATAAGAGTTTGTAAAAATCCTTTTCAATTAAAACCTGGAATGGTGTTAGGTTGGCACAACATGCAATCAACAACCGTCGCTGGTTGTGAAATGCCAGAAGAAGTATATATAGAAACAATACGTTGGGAAGACACTGGTTGGGGACCTGAAGCTGTAATAAGGTTAAGTAAAAATATTATGAAAAACGCTTCTTATGCTTGTTTGATGCATACTGATATACGTTTTTCTAGCGATAGAGTGTTAAACTTTAGTCCTAATAGAGCTATAACAGGTTTAAATATTATTGATGGAATGATATTTTGGACTGACGACTACTCAGAGCCAAAAAAAATAAATATAGAAAGAGGTAAGCTAGGTTCAAGCCACGATCCAAGTTATGGAGGTAATAAAAACACTAATCTACACGAGTATGGTGGTACCACATCCACTGGCTCATGTCCAAATGGAGATGCTTTAAACGATGGTATAAGCGCTAATAGATATTTTTACTTTGATATACCTACTAAACTTATAGTTGACGGACAACCTGTAACAGAATGTTTTAAAGATGAATTAGAATGTCCTATAGTTGGATGTATGGATCCAACGGCTTTAAACTACGATCCTACCGCGGTTGTTGATGACGGTAGTTGTGAATATTGCGTTTATGGATGTACAGACCCATCTGTAGGAGCGTGTGGTGGTTATGATCCACTAGCTACTTGCGATGATGGTTCGTGTTGTTATATTAGTGGGTGTACAAATCCTTACTCTTCAGCCTACAATCCCGCTGCTTGCTGTGATGATGGTAGTTGTGAAGATTGGCTTGGTTGTTTTGATCCAGCGGCTGATAACTATGGGGAAGCTTGTGATGGTACTAATTTACAAACAATAGTATCTAACGCAGGTTTGAGTTGGCCACCTTCTGGAGCTCAAAATACATGTTGCGAATACAAGTGGTCTTGTGTTCCACCTGGATATCAAATTGATGATTGTGATGGTGCATTTGTGCCAGATGGGCCAAATCCATTTCAATATCAACTCCTAGGTTCTAACCAATCTCAACGTTGGGGTGATGTTCCTTTTGCGGTTTTAGATTATCACGGTACAACTGGTGGGTTTAATTTAAACGAGTATTGGTGGTTTAAAGATCAAGCTTGGCCACCGCAACCTAGTTATTGGAATATGGGAATATGTGTGTTTCCTTCTCCAATAGGTAACAAAGTAAAACAAAAAGGTGGTTTAATTAAACTTAGCGATACAATTATAAGAAGTGATTCTCAAAGAGTTACGAGTCAGAATGGTTCTCAAGGTAGTTTCTCAGGGAACACAACATTTGTAGGCACATACAATTGGCAGGCAGAACCTGGTGTTAATACTCATGATTACGGTGCTGGTGCTGGTAATGATGCTAACGGTAATCCAATGGGTCTACATGTATTAAGTATAGATTTTGGAGCTGGTGGTCCATACCAATCAAACGCAAGTAATATTACAGATGTTTCTCATGGTATTTTATCGTGGGATTACATGGTTGACTTTTTAGAAAACGAATCTATATTTGATGGTAATTTTCATCATTGGGATATAAATACAGGTACATGGCAACAAATTCCACACGTTAACACGTGTAGTACTTGGCAAGATCTAGAGAATTTAGTAAACGGATATACTTACAGACTAACTAGTGGATCTAACGAAATGCAAAAATTTGAGCAAAGATCAATTATGTCGTCTTTTACCTGTTCTTGTAGTGGTAATTACCAAGAAGATTGCGAGTGTCAAAAAGATGAGAATGGTGTATTTAATACAGAAGCAGAATGCCGAACAACTCCAACTACGTGTTGTGGTCAAATAATTACTCATCCTATAGCTGACGACCCAGTACTTACTCCAGATTTTCCAGTAGGAACCGGTCCGGGAACACCTGGTTTAGGAGGTGGTATAGATACACCAATAGAAATAGACGACCAACCGTTTAGTGCTGGAGTAGCACAATCAAGTGTTAACCCTAGAGGTGGTGGTGGTGGTGGAAGAGGTTTATACAGTCCTTTGTTGTACGACCCGAGTCCTTTAAAACTGATAACATTTCAGCAAATAGTAGACCAAGCTATTAATTGGCAAATAAGTGTACCAGCAACAGGAGGTCCTTTAAGAGGAGCACCAGTACTACCTATAAGTGGATTGAACGAAATTGGAAGAGGACCAACAGTAACTATCGAAGAGGTTGAGCAACATAAAATTTGTAACTATGTGTATGTACAAGAAAAGCACATAACAATAATTAGAAAAGGACCAACAACACCTATAAAGCTACAAATGTACAGTTGGAAAGAAGAAGCTGATATTAATCCAATGTACAACTATAGCTCGACTGGAGTTCATCACGACGTGAGATTAGAAGTAGATTTTACTGGTGATCTAATGCCATCATCTGCTAACAATGTAACCAATCCTGGTCAAGGTACAGCTGCTGATGGGTCTGATAAAACAATTTTTTATACTGAGCAGAAAGAATTAAAATCACCAGGAGACACTATTATCATACCTATAGATATCCAAAATCCAGTTTCAGCTATGGACTGGAAGGTTGGTTATCAAATAATAATAAGACACGAATATACAAACGTGTTTGGTGTTCCAGTAACAGCGACATGTAGAGCTCAGATTATTCAAATGGCAGCATACGATCCTGCTACGTCAACATACGTTGGAACGTTTCAAGATCCAGACACTCTCTACAACTCTGTACAGTGTCAAATAATGGGTATAACCGCAGGTTTTCCTATAACTGGTTATACATCAGCTGAGATTTATACTATTGAAACAGTACAAAAACCAGCTATATTCGAGAAAAAATTCCCTAGATTTGGTTATAGATATAAATATGAAGATGGTGAATACTCTGTATTTGCACCTTGGTCTGAAGTAGCATTTATACCTGGAGACTTTGATTATCTACCTAAAAAAGGTTATAACTTGGGTATGGTTAATCAATTGAGAACATTAAAACTTTTAAATTGGAGACCTAAAGACATACCGCATGATGTTGTACAAGTAGATATATTATATAAAGAATCTAACGCGCCTGCTGTTTACACTATCGACTCTCTTCAAAGAGATGATTTAATGCCAGTTGGTGTTGATAGACCTTGGGACATACCTGGTACTGGAAATAATTTTGGTGAATATACTGTTGATTCAGAATTAATACACAAAGTTGTTCCTTCTAATCAAATGCTTAGACCTTGGGATAACGTTCCTAGAAAGGCAAAAGCTATGGAAATAACCGCTAATAGATTAATATTTGCTAATTATGTAGAAAATTATAATTTAGAAGCTAGAATAGCGAGTGACGGTAAGTTAAGACCTGAATTTGAAGTTTCTTTAAAAACAAAAAACCTTTCTTGGGACACTCCTGGTGGTTGGCCAGATGATGAAGCATATAATCTTATAGGTCCTAAAAACGCTATAAAATCTTTAAAATCTATGCGTACGTACCAAATGGGCGTTGTGTATAGAGATAGATACGGTAGAGAAACACCTGTATTAACGTCGTCAACTGGTTCTATAAAAATACCTAAAACAAACGCAAACGTACAGAACAAGTTAAACGTTAGATTAACAACACCCGCTCCTTATTGGGCAGAATCTTACACTTTTTATATAAAAGAAACAGCAAACGAATACTACAACGTTCCAATGGATAGATGGTACGATGCTGAAGATGATGGCGTTTGGATATCATTTACATCGTCGGAAAGAAATAAAATAAGTGAAAGATCAACTTTAATACTTAAAAAAGAACATAATTCAGACAAGTACGTTAACACAGATGTAAGATACAAAGTTTTAGACGTTCAAAATGACGCTCCTAATTTTATAAAAACAAAAGATAAGTACTGGGGTAGTTTACCTATGATGTTACCACCTCCTGGTTGGGGTTATAAAGAAAAGGTTGGTAATTGGGACTCTGGTATGTTTGCGCCAACTGGATTGCCTTTACCAGGTAGACTGTACTTAGATATATACGCAGAATACTTTGATCAATCAGTATTATCAGGTTTAATGAACCTAGAAAGTAGAGCTAATGCTCAAGTAAGAATAATACAGTCGCCTAATCAATCTAGTGCTTATAATTCTTCGATGGCTCCACAGCAAATAAATAGATCCAAATGGTATGATATTGCTAATATAAATTACATAGGTACGCCACAAGATATGTATACAGAGACTACCACTATAGCAGGTATATCTGTTAACAAAGAAGTAGAGGTACCTGGTCAACCTGAGCAGCTAGTTAGAATAACTGTAGATCAAGGTATGGGTATGGATATGGCTTTCTGCGAGCCAGATGGAAGTTTATCGTTAGCTAGAAATTTATCTTTAGAAGCTAGAACACAAGAAAAGGTTGAAAAATCTCAATTTGAAGGTAGATTTTTTGTAAAGATATTACGTGATCCAGATGTAGAAAAACATATTGTAGAACCAACGCAAAAAACAGAAGACGCTTATCAAGTGTTGTTTGCTAGAGATCTTGGTTATATATGTATGGCACACCCTGGTGTTCAAGATTGGATGAGTGGTGCGGTTGGAACAATGGGAGCTGGAAAAGGTAAGTACTACAACGTTGGTCACAGTGAAGACTTAAACTATTTACAAGTTGCACAAGAGTTTTTTAACCAAACTGAAGGTCAATACACAAGACATGAGGTTAGTAGTTTGAGTGGGAATCATGGTGAAGCTTATTACAAAAAAGCTAATAGTGGTAGTTGGACTTTAGAAGGACCACCTCAATCAGGAATGTTATGGCCTTTTGGTAATAGTATTGATATGAACCTTGCTTTCGCTAGACTAACTGGTGGTGGGCATGATTCTTGGTGGATGCAAACGTATCTAGAATACATGAGACCAGATCTTAACAATTGGCTTGCTAATTTCCGAGACCATATATCAGATTCTTTTGTTAACTTTACAACAACTTTTGACACTTGGAATAGAGATGGTAACTTAAACACGGCAAACAATAACATTGGTGCGGCTATAGCAGATGCTGGAACCGCAAGTACTTCGTATGAAAAACCTTGGCCTGCTTATATAGTTAGTTCTTTCAACCCGTGGACCTGTGGGTCTCTCGCGGATCCTTGTACCGGTTACAACGATGATGAATTTCCTTCTGGACATATGTCGTCTGCTATAGATTTAAGTGATGGTGGTGCTAACTCTACATTGTTTCAAAAGCAATATGGAGCGAATCCTTACAACTTACCAGCTATATGGGGAGATCAATCTGATTTTACAAAAAATACAAGTTTAATTTGGAGTTTATCTGGTTCTACAAATAACAAGGCTACTTACGACGCAGATACAATCGTTAAGCTAAGACAAGATTGGTATTATCTTTGGTATGGTAGAGACAAAATGGACAAAGCTTGGCCTTTAGCTAGACATTCTACATTTAGATGGTTTATCGACAAGGTTGGTGGTGCTAAAAATTATTCTGGTAACGGTATATGGGACGAGGGAGATGTAAGTAAAATGGATATATCATATTGGGGTATAGGAAATGCAAGAAAGCACTATAGAAATTTTGACATGCTGTATGCTCAAGATAATGAGTATCACTTGTTTGAAATGTTAAAAACACCAGGTACGCAGTTTAGATTCAAACAGGATCCAGATCAGATTGTTTACACAATAACCCAAGCTGAACACTTAGACGTTTTAAATTACGAGGCGCAGCACGGTTCTTGGGGATATGACGATGGTACTGGTGTTATAGATGGTGGTGGTGGTATCGGTACTAATACAGCGCCTCCGTTCGGTTCTGATGAAAGGTCAGGAAGTTCAATAGCGGGCGTGGGAGCATTTTACTCTGATATGTTTTTAGACGGCACAAGTGCTTGGGAACACACCGGCGGATGGCCTGCTAATTACAGAAAAAGAATAACGTTAACTTTAGATAAGAAAATTGGTAGTCAAGGCCAAAGTAATTTCCACCCTATAGAAAACCACGTTGATCAAGATGGTTTTTGTAATGTCAAAGGTGGTGCTAAAAGGTATTGGGCTGATAATGCATTGGATAATTCAAACGGTAAGTGGATTGGTGAATATGAACCTGACGAAGAAATTGGTGGTACGCCTAGTGGTGTAACATTGTTTAACTTAGAAAGTTGGTGGGAAGCTCCTGCTGGAGCCGCTGTTCCTTACACTCAAGATAGTAATCCTGCTGCTATGTTATCTGGACAGAGATTTGGCTTGCATGAGAGAGGTTTGAATCACACAACTATAGAAATTGTAACACCTTATAAGGGTGAAGACGCAGAGCAACCGCCAAGTGACAATCCAGGTATTTGGGAAACAGAACCTATGGAAGACGTAGGTTTAGACATTTATTACGCAGCAAGCCCTACATACCCTGTAAGTTTAGAAAAATATAGGTGGGATTATAGAGGTGCTCAAGGCGCTGCTCAACCAGATCCTTTAGATTTTCACGCATGGAATCCTGCTGGAGAAAATTCAATGGCTAATTGGTATGATTATGGTTTTAGAGGTGAAGAAATGATACCTGTTGGAGCGAAGATATCTATGGCACAACCATATGTATCTACTTTCTCTTCTCAAGTACCTATAGTTTTAGGTGTACAAAATAATATGTTATGGTTAGATAGAGCTCCGTTTTTAGATACATCTACAGTTCCAACAACAGAAATACCTTACCAATTAGGAGATAAGATAAAGTTAGAATGGCCTGGTGAAGGTACTTTTTACGGTGGACAAGAAGACGTAAACGTAATAGGTGAGTTTGGTAATATCGAAATAACAAGAGTTATAAATCCTTTTGAGTACGAAATAACTACTAACTCTCACAATTTTAACCACACGTTAGCTTATTTTAATTGCTATAGTTTTTCTAATGGTGTTGAATCAAATAGAATAAGAGACGATTACAATGCTGTTACGATAGATAAAGGTGTTAAAGCTTCTATGCCTTTAGCTGGTAAAGAATACGAAGAAGAAAGAAAAGGTAGTAGTTTAATATTCTCTGGTATTTATAATTCTAGAAACGGCATAAACAGATCAAATCAATTTATACAAGCAGAACCAATAACAAAAGATTTAAATCCTGTTAATGGTACAATACAAAAGTTATACACTAGAGATTCAGACTTGCTTACATTCTGTGAAAATAAAGTGTTTAAAATACTAGCTCAAAAAGATGCTTTATTTAATGCTGATGGAAACACAAATGTAACTGCTAACAATAGAGTTTTAGGACAAGCAATACCTTTTACTGGTGAGTATGGTATATCTACAGATCCTCAATCTTTTGCTGCTGAATCTTATAGATGTTATTTTACTGATAAATTTAGAGGTGTTGTGGTTAGATTATCAAGAGACGGTATAACACCTATATCAGACGCTGGTATGAAAGATTGGTTTAAAGATCATTTGAAAAACGCTGAACAGTTATTAGGTAGTTACAATGAAAGAGAAGGTCATTATAATTTAACATTAGAAACATATAATGATGATTACGAATCTTTAAATTATACAGTAAGTTATTCTGAAAAAGCTAGAGGTTGGGAAAGTTTTAAAAGCTTTTTAACACAAGGTGGTTTAAGTCATAAAAATTATTACTACACGTTCCCTTCTAACAATTGGAGTTTTGTAAGAGCTAATGATATCTGGGGTGTTCCTTACTCAGGAATGGATTTTAGAAGACACTCTGTTAATTCTGATAATCCGCAATCAAGAAATAATCATAGATGGGTTCCTTTCACAGATCTTTATCCGCAGCTTCCATTATATGGCGGTGAAATGTTTATACATAACATAGATACTGAAATAACAAGGAATTATGATAAAACAGGCGAAACAGCTGGTCAACTATGGGGTACTTCTGGTTGGGGCTCTGCTTATGTTAATGGTTGGATTAGATTAGACCAACCTTATGATGGGCAAATAAGAATAGGTATGAACGTAGAAGGTAATGGAATACCTTACGGCACTGTTGTTAGTGGTGTTTATGATTGCGAAACATATGCTTATTACACTCAAGTTGTTAATGCAAAAGATTCAAGTCGTGAACCTGATTATTTTGCCGCTGCTTGTCCTAGACATGGGTTTTTCCCTTCTGCTTCGAGATGGGTGAGGCTTGCCAACTACAAAGAGGTTGATGGGGATGGTGATCCGGATGATGAAAACTGGACAATGGTAAACGTTGAAGATAATACAGAGCTAAAGTTTACCTCTAGAAGAAATCAATTCTATGGAGTAAGTCATTATTCTCAATTAACAACTATCCACCCTGGTGATCCTGCTATGGTTAAAAGATATCAAAACATTAGTTACGAAGGATCTCAAGCTGCTTTAATTGGAAACACTATGGGTCCTGGTTCTCAATATCAATTACACCAAGGCACAGGTGTTGGTTCTGGTGTTAACGTTGGAGCTGTGTATTATGATGAGTGGATGAAAACAGGCTGGTTTGTGGAAAAGATAGAAACCGATATGCAAGAAGGTAGTTTACTTGAGTTTATCGAAAAAGAAAACAAATGGTTCAACTATATACGTGGTGTAGAAAATGTTGAATGGGGTGATGATTTAGATACAGCGGAATTCTCACTACAAGGTTTAGGTTGGATTGGTGATTATAGCCCTGTTTTAGATTCTTGTCCGTCTCTTGTTTGGTCAACTGGAACACCGATAGCAACACAGCTTGATCCTACACTTGGAACTATGGCATTTTATATAGAACTCGATGAGAATTTTTTCACACAACCTTCTGGCGAATCTATAGCAGACGCTGAAGTGTCTTGGGAAATTGGATGTAGCTTTGGTACTATTGGTGGTGATGCGTTAAGTATATATAGCATGATATCTCAAGACATGATGGATTACACTTCTTTGAAGCCTGCTCATCCAAACAACAATAATAGAATAGCAATACAAATACCAGTTACCACCGTTCTTGGAGCTTTATGTGGTGATTCATCTTTCTATGGTGGTTATGTTGAGTTTGTGTGGAACAGAGGTAAAGCCGACGAAGTGAGATGTAAAAGCAATCTAGCGGACTACGAAGTGAAGCTTGGTTGTACAGATTGGAGCGCTACTAACTATAATCCTGA